GACATGTAAGTGACTTTGAAATTGTCACTATAGATGTGGTTGCACAACCCAGTGCTCCGAATGCTTATCCTAAAGCAATTTACGAAGGACTCATGAACATGAAGTACGGACATAGATTGCTTGAAGTGGCTCGCGAATCTGGGCATAACAACAAAGTGCAGAGATATCTCAAAGATGAAGTCAAAAAGCTCATCAGAGATCTCAAAATATAAGGAGAACCAGGCATGTTAGATGCTATCAAACCATTGCTAGATAGTGACCTGATCACCGAGGAAACTCGCATGGAGATTAATGAAGCTTGGGAAACCAAGCTAAATGAAGCTCGTGAACAGGCTCGTGTAGAACTCAGAGAAGAGTTTGCACAACGCTACGAGCACGACAAGTCAGTAATGGTGGAAGCCCTTGACAAAATGGTAACAGAAGGTCTCGCCGCAGAGATTCAAGCCGTGGCTGCTGAAAAGCAAGCATTGGCTGAAGATCGCGTCCGTTTCCAACGCAAGATGAACGAATCAGCAACGAAGTTTAACGGCTTCTTGGTTAGTAAACTTGCAGAAGAAATTGGCGAATTGCGTAAAGATCGTAAAATGCACACTGAAGGTCTAGCCAAGCTAGAAAACTTCATGGTGCATGCATTGGCTCGTGAGATCCAAGAGTTTGCCGCAGACAAACGTGACGTAGTGGAAACAAAAGTCCGCCTCGTTCGTGAAGCCCGTAGCAAGCTGGAAGGATTGAAAGCACGTTTCGTAAAAGAAAGTGCAGACAAAATGAGTCAAGCTGTTAGCCGTCACTTGAAGGCTGAACTTACACAATTGCAAGAAGACATTAAAGTTGCTCGCGAGAACAATTTTGGTCGTCGTATCTTTGAAGCGTATGCAAGCGAATTTGGTGCTACTCACTTGAATGAGAAAGCCGAAGTCCGCAAGTTATACTCTGCATTGTCCCGCAAGGACCAGCAATTGGCGGAAGCCATCAAACTCACACAAAAGGCGAAAGTCGTTGTGGAGAGTAAAGAACGCGAACTGCGTATGATCAAAGAATCCAACGAGCGTGACAGCACGATGGAAATGTTGCTTTCTCCCTTGAACAAGGAAAAGCGCGATGTCATGCGTAATTTGCTCGAAAGCGTTCAAACTTCACGTTTGAAAAACGCATTCGAAAAGTATCTACCAGCAGTGTTGGAAGACCGCTCTGTGAAAGCTTCTAAAGTGATCACAGAAAATGTTTCCTCAGTTACCGGTGATAAGACTGTTCCTACCCAAAACGTTGATCAAGAAGATCGCAGCAATGTGATCGACCTCAAGCGTCTGGCTGGACTGTAATTTAAATTTTTAGGAGACTTAAATGTCAGAACCATTGTTAGAAAGTCGCTGGGGCGAAACCAAAGAAGCATTGCTCGAAGGTTTGAACGGTACCCGTCGCAATTCCATGAGTGTGATCCTTGAGAACACACGCAAGTACTTGAAAGAAAATGCATCTGCAGGTTCTACAAGTTCCGGCAACATTGCCACATTGAACCGCGTGATTCTTCCCGTGATTCGACGTGTTATGCCAACCGTTATCGCTAACGAGTTGGTTGGTGTTCAGCCAATGACTGGTCCAGTTGGTCAAATTCACACTCTGCGTGTACGTTATGCACAGAGCTTGACTGATTCTTCTGCTGCCGCAACTAGCGTTACAGCTGGCCAAGAAGCATTGAGCCCATTCACTATTGCTACTGCATACTCTACAGTACCAAAAGACACAGCAACAGCAACAGCTTACACTGGTGGCAACACAGCTACCATGGAAGGTAACGGCGGTAAGCAAATTTCCGTCCAAATCTTGAAGCAAGCTGTTGAAGCCAAGACTCGCAAATTGCAAGCTCGTTGGACATTTGAATCTGCACAAGACGCACAAGCCATGCACGGTATTGACGTTGAAGCAGAAATCATGGCTGCTTTGGCTCAAGAGATTACAGCTGAGATCGACCAAGAGATTCTCTTGTCACTACGTTCTTTGGCTGCTACTGAGTTCACATACAACCAAGCTACCGTTTCTGGTACAGCTACATTCGTTGGTGACGAGCATGCCGCATTGGCTGTTTTGATCAACCGTGTTGCTAACTTGATCGCCCAACGTACACGTCGTGGCGCTGGTAACTACGCTGTTGTATCTAGTGCCGCATTGACAGTGTTGCAATCTGCAACTACTTCTGCCTTTGCACGTACTACAGAAGGTACATTTGAAGCTCCTACAAACACTAAGTTTGTTGGTACATTGAACGGCGCTATGCGTGTGTTCGTTGACTCTTATGCTAGCGACACAACACCTGTGTTGGTTGGTTATAAAGGTTCTTCAGAAGCTGACGCTCCTGCATTCTACTGCCCATACATTCCATTGATGAGCAGTGGTGTTGTATTGGATCCAACAACATTCGAACCAGTTGTGTCATTCATGACACGTTATGGTTACATCGAACTAACTAACACTGCATCATCTTTTGGTAATGCTGGTGACTACGTTGGTGAGATTGCTGTTTCCAACTTGTCTTTCTCCTAATCAGAGATTGCACTCAAATCAAAAAAGCACCTCCGGGTGCTTTTTTGTTGGCTAAGTATTCGCATGCAAAACGAAGATATCAAAAGTTGGAAAATACGAGTGCTAGACACCAAGAGCGAAAGCTTCTGTGGGGCCAAGTGGTTTAACTCTACCATATGGTTGCGTCCCGGCAGAACTGCTAGTTGCCATCACAATCCGGGTCACAACATAGACCTTGAAGAAATCAAAACAAATCCCAGTGCCATACACAATACTGCAATCAAAAAAGAAGAACGCAGAATGATGCAACGTGGCGAGAAGCCCTTAAATTGTCAGTACTGCTGGACCTATGAAGAACTGCACCCAGACAACTTGGGAGATCGTGTGTTCCTGAGCAAACACTCTTCAGAAGAAGATCTACAACGTGCATTTGATGCACCTTGGGATGAGGATATTGACCTTGACTACATTGAAGTTGCATTTGACAGAACATGCCAGATGGCCTGTAGCTACTGCTGGCCTGGCGCTAGCACTACCTGGGTCAAAGATCTAAAGAAAAACGGACCTTACGTTAACTTACCTACAGACATTCGCAATCATCACAGCCATGCCAGTTATGATGACGACGGGTTTGACTACGGCTCAGACAATCCTTACATCAATGCGTTCTTCAAGTGGTGGGATCAAAGTCTGCACAAGTCAATCAAGACATTCAAAATCACAGGCGGTGAGCCGTTTATGAGCGGATACCTTTGGGACTTCTTTGACATGCTGGTTGAAGGCAGATTCAAAACAGATGCCAAAATCAGCATCTGCACTAACTTGGGCATACCCACAGAAAAAGTACACAAGTTCTTGGACATTGTGGAAAAAACTGGACTAAACTTTGAAATCACTACCAGCGGAGAAGCATTTGGTGACAAAGGTACCTACGTGCGTGACGGATTGGAATGGGAAACATTTGTTCGCAACTTTGAATTGATTCGCAACTCGCCCTTGATCAAGAACCCTATCTTTATCATGGGCACAGTAAATGCGCCTGCTATCGATGGCTTCTTGGGCTTCTTAAACTGGGTCAAGGAACAAAAAGAAGCTGCCGGCTCCCCGGGCGCTGTGAACTACAGCATTACTCCTGTGCGCTTTCCTACCTATCAAAACTTGTTTATCTTGCCCATGGAACTGCGTCAACAGTACAGTCAAGAGATTCGAGTCTACATGGACAACCCAGACAATCTCAAGTGGTTCAACGAGTACGACTTGGTCAACATCAACAGATTCATACACTACGTGGCCACTGCTGAAGTGCCGCACAAGGAAGTCAAAATTGGCTGGGCCAAGAACAAAGATTTTGACAAAGAGAATCGCACATTTGACGTTGACGAACTAAGTCAAGATTTCAAGAGCTTCTTTACACAGTTTGATCAACGGCGTGGAAAAAGTTTTGTTGACACTTATCCACGCCTGGCCAACTGGTACAATAGTCTTTAAACTTTAAACCAGCCTAGATATTGACTAACTTTTTTGGTTACACTAGCCCAGTCGCCCATGACTGGTTGACGAAACAATCGTGCAGTTGAATACCACGGACTAGAGTCACGATTCAACAACCATCGCCAGTCCACAGCAAACCAGTTGAGCATGATCCATGTGGGACGACCCAGTGCTCCTGCTAAGTGAGCAATGGCAGTATCTACACTGACCACTACATCAAGATTTGCTATCAATGCAGCCGTGTCAGCAAAACTTTGAATACTGCCTGGATACATCGTAACACCAGCAGACTCCAAGGCTGCAGTTTCTTCATCGGTGGCATCTATTTGCAAGTTAATCCATTCATACTGTGGATTGGCCTGAATCATTTTTAGCATGTCTTCAAACGGCATGCCCTTGTGGCGGTTTAACCATGCATCTCTGCGTCCACTCCAGCTAAATCCCACACGCATGCGTTTTTTTGGGCCTAGCTTTTGTAACCATTGTTGCTGTAGTCCACCATCAGCATTTAGATAATTCATTGGACTAGGCAAGTTTTGTAGTGTAATACCCAAGATTCCTGGGATACTCATGATAGGCACCCAGTAGTCAAAGTCTGACACTGAGTAGTCGTATCCTGATACACGTTTGATTATGGGGCTGCCACTTAGCATTGGTACAAGCCCGTCTGTGACCTGCAGAATAATTTCTGCTCCCATCACGTGCAAGTTGTACAAGAATCGCACAAACTGAATGTTGTCTCCATGTCCTTGTTCGCCTACCACAAGAATAGTTTTGCCTTTGAGATCTTGCCCACTCCAGCGAGGCTGTGTAAATTTTGGAAATGTGCCAGCCAAGTGTTCATAGTTGAATCGCACTTCGTACGCAGGCCATCCTTGAGCATAGTTGCCACTCAACAAGTGTGCCACAGCAAGGTTAAATTGTGCTGTGATGTTGTTGGGGTCTAGCTGTATGGATCTGGTTAAAAATGGTATTGCACCCTCTGGTTCGCCTACTTCACGTAGCACATTGCCGTAGTTGTTGAAGGCGGCAGCACTTTGACGATCTTGACGCATGGCCTCAGCATAGCATTGCAGTGCAGCCTCAGGTTGGTTGTCAGCACGGTATTGATTGCCTTGCTCTATAATTTGATTGATATCCATCGGGTATTTACACTCCAGTATGGTACTATTTTACATTTTCTATAAATACTTGTCAACACAATACGGTGTTTTATGCTGAGATTAACACCCACAGCGTAGCGGCTAGAACCCGCATCGGGCTTCTATAAGGAGAAAACAAATGGGACGTCCTCTTAAAATACAAAAATTATCTACCGGTTCCGGTAACGGTGGCGCCAGCGTTGGCGTTGATCTTGGTTTCCCTAACTTTGGTAGCGTAACTGATCCAGTTAAAAACTCAGTTGGCAACATGACTGACGCTCAATACTACGGTGTTGTTGGCGGTGCAGCCCCGACTGACACACCCAGCACAACAAATCCACGTGTTGATGTGATTGTAAACATTGCCGCACCATCTGGTTCTGGCCTAGGTGTACACGCTGGTTACATTATCCGTCAAAAAGGTTCACACAAGTACCTAGTTGGCGATTCTAATGCTGCCATTGACCCTGCTAACTTTGTGGTTGGCCAAGCATATCAAATCGTGGCTGTAGGCGATACACCATGGAGTACAATTGGTGGCGGTAACAACGTTGCTGTGGGTCAAATTTTCACTGCCACAGCAGCCGCTGGCGCAGGTACAACAGGTACAGCATATCCAGTTGGCGTGTGTGTGCTTGACAATGACGTTACTCCAGCAGCTGGTTTAATGGCCATTACCTATACCAACAACGACTCTACTGCTACTCCTATCAGCAAGCTCACCAACAAATTTGTGCTTGACTGGACTGGCGGTTCAACTTATGCAGCCACTGAAGTTGTTAACGATGTTCGTTATATTGCCAACTTCTTCACAGACGAAGGTACAGCTATCAAATCTGGTACCACAGGTGGCGCCAACGTTTCTGGACAACAGAACTTGGTTGACCTTGTGATTGTTGACAACGTTACTTCTTAATTGATTTAACCCCAGGATCCCCTCAGCTAATTACTGGGGGGATTTTTTTATGAGCAGAGCATTTGTATTGGGCAACGGTGTAAGCCGACAGCAAGTAGACTTAGAAAATTTAAAGCATTTTGGTCCTATCTACGGGTGCAACGCACTGTATAGAGACTTTGCACCCACAGTACTAGTCAGCACTGATCGTCCTATTAGCGAGCGCATACAAGATTCTGGTTATGCACTAAAGAACAAATTTTATACTCGCAAACCCACTCCAGGATCAGGCGCATTGCCTGTACCGCAAAAATACTACGGCTACAGCTCGGGACCAATAGCAGCCAGCATTGCTGCCTTTAACAATGCTGTGATTGTTTACTTGATTGGGTTTGATATGGGTCCAGTACATACCAAGTTTAACAATGTGTATGCAGACACAGAATTCTATAAAAAAAGCTCTGCACCGCCTACATTTACTGGCAATTGGGTGCGACAGTTAACTACAGTCATGAAAGACTTTCCTAAAATAGCATTTGTGCGTGTGATGGCAGGTACTACAGCCGCTATTCCTGAGTTTGATGCTGTTAAAAACTTTCGAACTATGGATATTGCAGACTTCCTAAACCGCATAAATAACACAAAGGAACTCTAAATGTCTACCTACAAGCGTGTCAGCGGTGATTACACAATACAAACTTTTGGTACAAGTAATGTTATATTTCAAAGTAACGTGGCCAACGCGGTCACAGTAGTCATTGATGGCAATCTATCGGTATCAGGTAATGCTACATTAACAGGAAATATTTCAGGTGATCGGCTGTTCAACGGATCAACTTCAATTGAAATTCCAGATGCTAGTGGAAATGCTAATATCAGTGTATCAGGCGTTCCTAACGTTGCAGTTTTTACTGCAACTGGCCTAGTAGTAGCAAATAACATTAATGCTGGTAATTTGTCTTTAACGGGAACATTTGGTGCGACAACTTTAAGTGCTAGTGGCAATATCACTGGTGGCAACTTGATATCAAATGGCAATGCAGTTATTACACGAAATGCAGGTGTTGCCCAGCCAACATTGATATTTTTAGACACTGACACTGATATTGCTGATGGACAAGTAATTGGATCTATTGAATGGTTTGCCTCAGATACCCCAACTCCAAGAACAACTTCTGCAATTAGATCAATTGCTAACAGCACAGTTGGCAATGCTGATATTCATTTGTTGACATCAACTAGTGGCGCAGCACTATCAACAAAAGTTATTGTATTAAGCACAGGTAATGTTGGCATTGCTAACACTAGTCCAAATTCAAATTTAGCAGTTGCAGGCAATGTGTATGTTAGCACTACCATAACTGCTGTAGGCAACATCACAGGCGGCAATGTCAACACAACGGCAGTAAGTGCCACAGGCAACATAGTTGGCGCTAATTTAGTCACTGGTGGATTGCTCACAGTAACTGGTAACATTACAAGTAATAATATCAGCACTGGTAATATTGATGCAACACGAGATATTGTAACAACTGGCAGAGTTAAAGGTGGTAATGTTGACAGTGATGGTAGAATTTCAGCCACAGGTGATTTAACTATAGTTGGCTTTGGATCAATACAAGGCAATGTCATTGGTGGTAATTTGCTCACAGCAGGAACAATCACTGCTACTGGCAATATCAGCTCGGTTGGAAATGTGAGAGGTGGAAACATTGTTACTGGTGGAGTAGTATCATCTACTGGTAATATTATATCAGCTGCTAATGTTGCTGGTAATAATGTAATTGCTATTGCTAACGTAACTGCTACTGGTAACGTTAGCGGTACTTATATTTTTGGTAACGGTGCATTCTTAACAGACGTTGCATCAAATATTGGTGTAGCATCAGGCTTACAAAACGGAACCACTACTTTAACAATTGTAGGTCCTAATGGTAATATTGATGGTGTTGTTGCTGGTGTAAGCATCTTAACTTTCAACACCGGCGGCCAGTTACTAACAGGACAAATGTCTGCCACAGGCAATGTGTCTGGTAGCAATGTCAACGCTTCGGGAAATATCAGCGCCATTGGAAATATTAACGCTGCCAACATTTTTACCACAGGTATTGCCAATATTGGCACACTAATCACTACCAATATCAATGCCAATGCTTTAACATCAGGCACAGTGGCCAGTGATCGTCTAAGCGGCAGCTACACAATTAGCATTACAGGTAGTGCCGGTACAGCTGCCACAGTGACCAATGCGGCACAAGGCAACATTACTAGTTTGGGAACATTGACTTCTCTAGCGGTCACAGGCAACGTCACTGGTGGAAACTTTGGCACAGCAGGATTGGTCACTGCTACAGGCAATGTAACTGGTGGAAATGTTATCACAGCAGGTGCTGTCAGTGCCGGATCAGCAGGCATATCATCATTAGGTAACATTACTGG